GGTTTCAAAAATTTGGGCACAAAAAAAAGGGGAAACCCGAAGGTCTCCCCTAAGTTACTACTTGGTTATGGCAACCAAAAACGCTTGCCATGCTTTGCGGAATTGATCCTTGCCTACTGCGCTCGGATCGGCTTTCTTGTTGGCCGTCGCGTTGCGTTTTTCCAGAGTATTGCCAAGCTTTTTCATATACTCATAGAATCCATAATTTACCGTTCGCGTTTTACTACGCTCTTTCTTGGTCAACGAATTCCAACATTGACTTCTGTATTTCCTGAAGGACTCGCGAACCTCGTTGATTATGCCCTGATAATTCGGGCGCTCTTTCTTTAGAGAGCTAAATTCGAACGTCGAAAGGCCCATCGCGAAGTGAACATCTATTACGACATCGCCCTTGCCAGACTGAAGCTCAATCAGGGTATCTATACCCTCGAGCTTGTAGTGTTTCGCCGGGTGATTATTGGCATACCGCACTTGGAAACCCGCTACGATCTCCTCTTTATCCTCCTCCGAGATATTGTCCGGAAAACCCGCGATATTCGACGCGGCTTCTTTTCTGAGAGCCGTGATGTCGTCGATACCGCTAGCGAAACGAATACCAAAATCTTTCAGAGTGGTGAAAGATTGAGCGGGGGATACTACGTTTTTTGTCTTGGTAGACATGGTGAAGCTCCTCATTGGTTAGGTTAACTGCTCATGTCGAGCCGTGAAGCGCATCGACAATTAGGATTATACGCTAGGCATTCATCTAGTCAAGTCCCCGCCTATAGGCGGGAGCTTAGTTAACGCCGCGCACACAGGGGGCCGCGCACCCACTAATAACTGGCATCAAAAAATTAAGGACAAAAAAAGGGAGACCCGAAGGTCTCCCGAGGAACTGCTAGTCGCGCTAGTCGCTACACTGAATCTCGTACTGAGCAACCATCTCCATCTTCTCGCCTACCTTGACCTTCCGGCAGGTCGCTGCGTCCGATACATCAATTTCCAGACTCACTATCAGTCCATCGTGATTATCATGGCCGAACTTAAACGACCTTTCTGCGAAGCTTTCGGTCACATAATCTCTGCTTCTGGAACAGCCGAGCATACCGTCCAAGAAACCGACCATCGCTGCGACAGGTCCAGATTTCAAACCTTCATCGGCCCTTGCATTGATATGCAGATACAGACCATCGTTATAATCAGTACTCAACCAGTAGTTTCGCACTTCCAAACCGCTGATATCTGCCGTGCGTAAGACAGTTTCGGCCTGCTTAAACAGATCAATCGATACTGCGCGTGTAGTTTTAAGCTTGCGCTTTGCTCGTTCATGCTCTGTGATAGCAGCGCGAATGACCTTACTGCGGATTTGCTTCGCTGTTTCGACTTTCTTTTTCATACTACCTCCGTAATGGTTAGACTACTCATGTCGAGCCGTGGAGCGCTTCGACAATTTGAATTCTACACGAAGCACAGAATTTGTCAAGTTCTTGGCCCCCACAGGCCGGGCGCACATAAGGCGGCCACACCCACTAATAACTGGCATCAAAAATTGAGGACAAAAAAATGGGGCCCGAAGGCCCCAGTTCCATCTCACCCCTCCTTGTAGAAACGGTGGAAAAATATCCTGTTATACCTCTCCTGTTCGTCCTCGTTGGGGAACGCTCGTCTTGCCCGCACCTCGGCAGCGAGCTTTGTGGTGAAGTATTCCCCCACCACGCCCCGCACGTACCAGAGTTCTATTTCCTTCATCTCACACCTCCTAAAGATGGGGCCCGAAGGCCCCGGTTGGTTAGTAATCGCACACCGCACAGTGCTGTTTATGGTGCTCTGCGCATCCTCCGCTAAATACTTTGGATCCGTCGGGAGTCACGGGTCGCTCGTTGCCGTTAGCTATCTTGGCGCACAAGTTCCACGTCATGCCCATCACGGTCATGGCAACCACTGCTTCGGACCCGCTGAACTGGGACACATAGTGTTCCAATGCTTCCACACTGGCTGGGGTTGCAAACAGGCCCATTGGTTCTAAAACTTCCTTTTCCATACTACTACCTCCTAAAGATGGGGCCCGAAGGCCCCGGTTGATTAAAGTTTGAACCCGCAGTATTTAGCTGCGTGGTCCATCGCTACTTCTAGCGACTCAGCCATCTTAGGATAACCATTCCTAAGAGCCCATCCTTTTTGACTCAACAGATACTCTAGCGTTTCTTGCCACGCCTTCTGCTCTTGCTCAAACAAATCAAGCTGTTCCATCTTAGCTCTCCTTGGTTAGTCGGCAGCACCGTGCTGTCGATGGTTAGAATTCTACGCCAATCCCAGAATTAGTCAAGTTCCGACCCCACCCACCCGGCACCCCCCGAATCTGCGCGCAGGAGTCCCGCGCCCCACTACACTTGAAAATACACAAACGATCCCACGTTTTTCCAGACTCCGACCCCACCCCCCTCTATATAGAAACACCCCCCTATGGGACTCCTAACCTCCTGCCAATTCCGCGAAGACGTACCTAAACAAAGACAAAGTACACCCCGTTTTGTCCTGATTCCGCGAAGACGTACCTAAACCCGGAACGATCATTCCCATTTTGGGAACCATTAAAAATATTTATGTGCTATATTCCGGAAAACTGGGGCCCAGAAGCCACTGCATGAACACATATATTCCTGAGATAGAGGAAAACATCGCGCTCCCTGCGTCAGCAGCGGAAGCCCTATCAGAACTCACTCCAAACGAAGAGCTGGAGATGAGGGTTAGGACTATTAAATTAATTTCTAGTCTAACCGGAGAAACACTCGAACCCACCGAGTCCCATAAAGTTCAAGCTGCCATCATCGCCAAAGAGATGACTGATAACCCTACAGTCAAGCCTGATTTTGCACGGTACCCCAACGAGGTAATGGCTTATCTGGCGGAGATGATTGAGCAGAATAACGTAAACCTAGTAGAGGAATTGGGGGACTTAAAGCTCTACGTAGTCAATAAGCTCGTGTTTGAAGTGGAACATGCAAAGGACTCGAAGAGCAGGATCGCTGCCTTATCCAAGCTAGGTGAGATAGATGGTGTTGATGCCTTCAAGAAGCGTAGTGAACATACGGTTAAGATACTGCCTATCGAAGAAGTAGAGAAGGAACTGCTTGCTACACTAAAGATAATCGAGGATGTTGAGTACGAAGAGGTCCCAAACAAGTAAATGTTAAGCCCGCAAGAAGTCGCCAAGATAAGAAAAGCACTCCCTACCATGCCGGATAAGGAGAAACGGCGTACTGCGGAGCTTTTAAAGCGGTATAGCGAGGAGATGCTACGGAAAGTTAGTGCTAACTCCTTCTTGGACTTCGTAAAACACGTCTATCCGGGCTATATTATTGGGCCGCACCATAGAAAACTCGCTCAAATCTTCGAGGCAATTGCTCGCGGAGAGAAGAAAAGGGTCATTGTTAATATTGCACCGCGTCATGGTAAGTCAGAACTCATCTCTTATCTGGCTCCGGCGTGGTTTTTGGGTAAGTACCCACATAAAAAAGTGATTATGGCCTCTCATACAGCGGATTTAGCTGTAAATTTTGGCCGTAGAGTCCGCAATCTGGTCGGTTCCTCGACTTATAAGGACATTTTTCCGGAAGTTGAGCTGCAGGCTGACTCGAAATCTGCTTCACGGTGGGGTACTAACCATAATGGTGAGTATTTTGCCATCGGTGTAGGCGGTGCCCTTGCAGGACGGGGCGCAGACCTCTTCATTATTGACGATCCTCACTCAGAACAAGAGGCAAAACAGGGTAGGGCGGACGTATTTGAGCCTGCTTGGGAGTGGTTTCAGTCTGGTCCTATCCAGCGCTTGATGCCGGGTGGGGCAATTATTGTGGTCATGACCCGTTGGAGTAAGTTGGATTTGACGGGCAAGATCGTCGATCACATGACCAAGAATGACGACGCAGATGAGTGGGAGATAGTCGAGTTTCCTGCCATATTGGACGATAAACCGCTATGGGGGGACTTCTGGTCGTACGAAGAACTGTTGGCTAAGAAGGCCAGCATGGACCCTCGGTATTGGCAAGCCCAGTACATGCAAGACCCGACTTCGGAAGAGGGGGCGTTGATCAAGCGGGAGTGGTGGAACACATGGGATGCGGACAATCCGCCAAGCTGTGAGTTCATCATTATGGCATTAGACGCAGCCCAAGAGACAAACAACAGGGCGGACTACAACGCGCTGACTACTTGGGGAGTCTTCTTTAACGAAGAAATCAATAATTTCAACATCATACTGCTCAATTCCATCAAGGAACGCTTGGAGTTTCCAGAGCTAAAAGAGCTTGTGCTGGAGCAGTATAAAGAGTGGCAACCGGACGCGTTTATTGTGGAGAAGAAATCCAACGGCGCAGCACTTTATCAGGAAATGCGCAGGATGGGTATACCTATATCGGAATTTACCCCCGGTAAGGGGCAGGACAAGATATCCAGAGTTAATGCGGTATCTGCTCTATTTTCGTCCGGAATTGTGTGGGCCCCCGACCGGCGTTGGGCGAGGGAAGTAGTTGAGGAATGCAATGATTTTCCCAGTGGTACCCACGATGACTTGGTAGACTCTACTACCTTGGCATTAATGCGTTTTAGACAAGGTGGATTTATACGCCTTCCGAGTGATGAGCCGGAAGAACCTAAATATTTCCGAAGCCCCAGAAGGCAGCGGTACTACTGAGTAAAGGATAGATTATGGCAATAGACAAAGGATTATACGAGGCCCCGCAGGGTTTGGAAGCTCTGGCTGCGGAAGAACCGGCGATGGAGATTGAGATCGTTGACCCGGAGGAAGTAAACATCGGGATTGATGGGCTTGAGATTCAGTTAAAGCCGGGGGTGGATGAGGATGACTTCTCTGAGAACCTCGCGGACAAGATAGGGGACACTAACCCGCAACTTCTTGAGTCTATTGCTGCTGACTTAATTGGGTTCTACGAAGCCGACTATCGTAGCCGTAAAGACTGGATCGACATCTACGTCAAAGGGCTGAAGCTGCTTGGCGTTAAGTACGAGGAACGCAGTGAGCCGTGGGCGGGTGCTTGCGGAGTGTTCCACCCGATGCTGATGGAGAGCGCGGTTAAGTTCCAGTCCGAAACAATAATGGAGACCTTCCCAGCAGCAGGACCCGTTAAAACTCAAATTATTGGCAAGGATACACGGGAGAAAGAAGAAGCCGCAACTAGGGTTCGGGAAGATATGAACTATCAGTTGACGGAGGTAATGCAGGAGTACCGGCCTGAGCACGAACGGATGTTGTTCTCCCTGTGTTTGTCGGGTAATGCGTTTAAGAAAATATACTTCGACCCGGCCCTTGACCGTCAGGCGGCGATGTTTATCCCGGCAGAAGATGTAGTAGTACCCTACGGTGCATCAAACATTGAGTCAGCCGAGCGCGTCACCCACCGGATGCGTAAGACCAAGAATGAGCTTCGCCGCTTGCAAGTAGCTGGGTTCTACCGTGACGTAGACTTAGGCGATCCGGTCAAAGTGATGGACGAGATTGAGAAGCAGAAGGCAACCGAGCAGGGCTTCTCCGCAGATGTAGATAACCGGTTCTCAATTCTTGAGATGCACGTAGACCTAGACCTCGCTGATATGGGGTTCAAGGACAAGTACGCTAAAGATACCGATGGCGTGGCTGTGCCGTATGTGGTGACTATTGAGAAGGGTACCAATGAAGTATTGGCCATCCGGCGTAACTGGGACCCCGAAGATAAGACCATGCAGAAGCGCCAGCACTTTGTGCACTATGGGTATATCCCCGGTTTTGGCTTCTACTGCTTCGGGCTTATTCACCTGATCGGGGGTCACGCTCAAGCCGCCACTTCTCTTATGCGTCAGTTGGTGGACGCGGGAACCCTGTCGAATCTGCCCGGCGGATTTAAAGCCCGTGGACTGCGGGTTAAGGGAGACGACACGCCGATTGCTCCGGGTGAGTTCCGGGATGTTGATGTTCCGGGCGGGGCCATACGGGATAACATCCTGCCGCTTCCCTATAAAGAGCCTAGCCAGACCCTCGTTGGGTTGATGGACAAGATTGTGGCGGATGCACAGCGCTTTGCTGCTACCGCAGATATGAAAGTCTCGGATATGTCCGCGCAGTCTCCGGTGGGCACAACCCTTGCGATTCTTGAGCGGATGCTGAAGGTCATGAGTGCTGTACAGGCTCGCATCCACTACGCGATGAAACAGGAGTTCAAGCTCCTAAGAGACATTATCCGCGAGACTACACCGGAAGAATATAGTTACGAGCCGGAAGTGGGCAATCGTAAAGCCAAACAGTCAGACTACGACATGGTGGAGGTAATACCTGTCTCTGACCCGAATGCTGCCACCATGAGCCAGAAGGTTGTGCAGTATCAGGCGGTGATGCAGCTCGCGCAAAGTGCTCCTCAGATATATGACCTGAAGCTCCTGCATCGTCAGATGATCGAGACGTTGGGGATCAAGAACGCGGCCAAGCTCGTGCCAGTTGAAGATGATATGAAGCCGGTTGATCCTGTGTCTGAGAACATGAACATTCTCAACGGCAAACCGGTCAAAGCGTTCCTGTATCAGGACCATGAGGCGCATCTGGCGGTTCACCTTGCAGCTATGCGGGACCCGAAGATTATGCAGATGGTTGGGCAAAATCCGATGGCCCAGCAGATTCAGGGTGCTGCAATGGCGCACATCATGGAGCACGTAGCGTTCCAGTACCGCAAAGAGATCGAGAAACAGCTTGGCGCGGCGCTGCCCCCGATGTACGACAAGGATGACGAAGAGACTCAGTTGCCGAAAGAAGTTGAAGTACAACTGTCTCAACTCGCAGCAATGGCAGCGGCAAAACTTCTGCAGAAGGATATGGCCGAGGCTCAAGCTAAGCAAGCGCAACAACAGATGCAAGATCCGCTTGTTCAGATGCAGCAGCAAGAGCTCCAGATCAAGCAGCAGGAAGTTCAGCGTAAGGCTAAGAAAGACATGATGGACGCTGCGGCTAAGGCTGATGAGATCAAGCTCAAGGAACAAGACCTGCAGATTAAACAGATGGTTGAGGGTACGAAGCTGGGTATCCAAGTGGCCGCAGATAAGTCCAAAGCAGAGCGGCAAGATAAGGAAGCGGGGTTGCGTATTGGTGCGGATATAGCCAAGCATCGTGCGCAGATGATGCAGCAACGGACACAAAGGGAACCTTCAAAGGCTAAATAATGGACGCTATAGACCTGCTTCTTTCAAAGAACGCGCAAGAACGAACCGACATGATTAATTTCTTGGCTACAGGAAATGCTAAGGATTATTCGCATTACCAAAACATCTGCGGGATCATTCGAGGTCTTAACCTTGCAGATGCTCACCTAAAAGACCTCGCAGAAAGAATGGAGAAATCCGATGAATAACGTCGCTCCAATGACGGCGCTGGAACATAAGTGGGTCGCAGCAGATGAAGAAGCTGAAAGGAAGGCTAAGCAATTACCTGATCCGACTGGGTATCACATCCTGTGCGGTATTCCCGACATAGAACAGAAGTACGATAGCGGCATTATTAAAGCAGACATCACCCTGCATCATGAGGAGATTCTGACCACTGTTCTGTTTGTCTTAAAACTTGGACCCGATGCTTATAAAGATCAGACTAAGTTTCCTACTGGGGCTTGGTGCAAGGAAGGTGATTTCATCATCGTCCGGACTAACTCAGGTACCCGGCTGGATATCCACGGTAAAGAGTTTCGCATCATCAACGACGATACTGTCGAGGCGGTCGTAGAAGACCCCCGTGGTATCAAGCGCAAATAGGAGATAGACAATGGCTGAAGCTCAATTTCAATTTCCGGACGAGCAAGACGATAAACAGAATCCGGAAGCACTTGAAGCTGAAGGTGTTGAGGTAGAGATTATCGACGATACGCCTCCAGAGGACCGGGGTAAAGAGCCACTCCCCAAGGAGCTAGTGAAAGAGTTGGAAGAAGATAGCCTTGAGGATTACTCTGAAAAGGTTAAAAAACGGCTCTCTCAGATGAAAAAGGTCTGGCATGATGAGCGCCGGGAGAAGGAAGCTGCCCGTCGTGAAGCGGAAGAAGCGTTCCGGATTGCTCAAGTAAAAGATAATGAAATCAAGAGGTTACGGCAGCAAATCGGTGTAGGACAGCAGGCGGTAGCAGACGAACAGACTAAAACCGCCGAATTTGAGATCGCCAACGCCAAAAAACTGCTTCAATCGGCTTATGAAGAAGGGGATTCAGCCAAAATCGCAGAGGCTCAGGAGGCTTTGACCGATGCGAAGATTAAACTTAAAGAAACGCAGTACCGAAAACCTGCTTTACAAGAAGAAAATTTTGTAGTACAAAGCCAGCAACAGTACCAACAGCCTGTACAGGTAGACCGAAAAGCGGAAGCTTGGAGGGATAAAAATACTTGGTTCGGCGCTGACGCTGAGATGACAAGTCTCGCACTTGGACTGCATGAGAAGTTATGTAGGGAAAAATCGAAGGAATACTACGAACGTGGTATGTCCGACGAGGCCGTTAATAATGAGATAAATAAATATCTCCGTAGTGATGATTACTACGAACTGATAGACGGCACGATGAGGAAGCGTTTTCCCGAATATTTCGACGGTTCAGATACCGAAGAAGTTGATACCGAAACTCCTCAACCGAAGGTTAAAGAAAAACCTCGCAAACCGGCCACTGTTGTAGCTCCGGCAACGCGCAGCACCGCGCCGACCAAAGTGCGACTAACCAATACTCAACTGGCTATAGCGAAGAAATTTCGTCTTACCCCGGAACAGTATGCAAAAGAAATGATGAAACTGGAGAATGATAATGGCTGATAACAGACTTACTCGTGAGTTGGGAAATCGTGAAACAACCAAGCGCGTTACTTCTTGGGTGCCGCCACAGACACTTCCTACTCCGAAATCGCAACCCGGTTGGGTGTTTCGTTGGATACGGACTAGTATCATGGGCCAAGCTGACCCGACAAATCTGTCCGCAAAACTGAGGGAAGGTTGGGAACCGGTGAAAGCCGCAGACCATCCGGAACTGATGATGTCCTCTGATCCCAATAGCCGTTTTAAAGAAGGCGTTGAGATTGGCGGGCTGGTGTTGTGTAAGGCCCCGGAAGAGATGGTTGAATCACGCAAAGAGTGGTTCGAAAAACAAACCGTGTCTCAGACGGAAGCCGTAGACAACAACTTTATGAAGACCAATGATGCACGTATGCCGCTTTTCAATGAGAAGCGTTCTGGTGTGTCCTTTGG